GAGCGCAAGCGTTTGCAGATGATGGCTCAGGGTCTTATCCCACAGACCCAGATGACGGAAGAAGAGAAGGCTCAGATGGCCCAGAGCGCACAGGGCCAAGAGCAGCAGCAAGACCCAGCGATGGTATTAGCTCAAGCTGAGATGGCTAAGGCCCAAGCAGAACAGATGAGAGCGCAGGTCGAGGTGCAAAGGCTTCAGCTTGATACGGCTAAAATCCAACTGGAAGCGCAGAAGGTGCAGATGCAGATGCAGGCAGATCAGGCTACTCAGCAACTGGATGTCTTCAACGCTCAGACCCAGCGCATGAACACCCAGATCAAAGCTCAGCAGGCTGGAGCCAGTATCGAGAAGGATACCGTTGATACTCAGGGCAAGCAGATTGATAACCAATTGAAGATCGTCAGCGCATTGAATCCGTTTAGAGGCCAGATATGAATCCACTTGAAGGCATGACCATCATCATCCAGCAGGAAGAACCTTTCACTGCGAAGACTAACCGAAAGAATCGCGCTAATGTGATCGAGACCTGGAAGTTTGGCCCAGAGGAGACCACAAGCGACAATACTGACTACTATCGAATGATGGCGAAGGCTTGGAGCGTGAAGCCAGTAGAGGCTCGCAGGCAGATGTGTGGCAACTGCGAATACTTCAACAACTCACCAGAAAAGCTGGAGTACATAGAAGTAGTGCCAGAGGATGACTATGACGCTGACGGCGGTGGTCGAGGCTACTGCAAGAAGTTCGAGTTTGTCTGCCATAACCTGCGAGTGTGTCAGGCGTGGGAAGCTAGAGAAGAAGAAGACGAATACGGGGAGGATTGAGCATGGCACAACCACAGTCAGCACTCAGAGCATTAGATCAGTCTTACCTCATGGGCATAGGCCAAGGGCCAGCACCTGCGCGAGTGCCCAAGACCAGAGGGCAGACTACTGCTGACATTCTCGGCGCTGCCTCTCTGCCAATGTCTGCTGTGCCGATTGCTGGTGACATCACTGGATTGGCTGCTGATGCTGCGATGTACGCTGCTTACCCTGAAGAAAGGACGATGGGCAACTACGCCATGTCTGCGCTTGGGGTGCTGCCTTTGGTGCCTGGGGTGGCTGCTGTAAGGGCTGCAAGGGGTGCAGGCAGCCCACTAGAAGGCACTCTGGATATGTCCCAAGCTGCTAGGATGCAGACAGAGTATGAACTAGCCCACGAAGTAGCTCAACGCAATGCAGCCTTGCCAGTCGAGCAAGGTGGGTTAGGGTTGCCGCCAAATAACACGGCTATGGATAGGGCTAAGGCGATGGGGTTTGATACTCTTGCTTATCATGGGACTGGAAACGATTTTGATGCCTTTGATCCTGGAATGTCTGAGGGAGCAAGGTTTAACACTGGCATTTTTATGACCGCAAGCCCTGATGTTGCATCAACTTATGCTCTGGGAGAGCAAAGACAGGTATTGCCTTTAATGTATAGGGCGGAAAATCCAATAAACGTATATGCGGAAGGCGCAAACTGGAACAGGCTTGGCCCAAATACACGAGTTGATCTTCCAGCAAGAACAGTAAACCAGTCAGAAGATGCAGATATTTTGCGCGCTTTAGGCGTTGAAATTGAAGACACTCAGGAGATGTTGCCAAGAACCACTACCCTTCAACAGTTGTTTCCTGAAGTATATGGTTATGAAGATGACTTTATTAACACTAATGATTTTTCTAGGTGGGCAAAGCGCCAAGGAGCTGATGCCGTTGTGTTTAACGACATTGTTGATCGCGGGCCTTCTGGAATGTTTTCCAATAAAAAAGCTCTTATGCCAGCAAGAAACATAGTTTCATTCGCCCCATCTAACATCCGATCAATCAACGCAGCCTTCGACCCAGCAAAACGTAACTCAACAAACCTAATGGCAGGCGCAGCAGGCGCAACTATCGGACTGTCAGCCCTACGCAACATCCAGCGAGACGAGGAACGACAGCCTGATTAGCGAATTTCGCCACTTGTTGTAGATTCTCGCTAATACTGCTACATTGTACACAGGCCACCAGACCATTCTGGGCACATCACCTATAAGGGCAAACACCATGACGCAACCAGGCGACTATGATTTTGATGATTCCGAGGAAACTTCGGAGCCAATTGAGACACAGGAGGCTGAAGATCAGCCAGACGTTGAAGAAGATGTCGAGGATGATTCCGAATCGTCAGAGGATAGTGGGGAGACTCACGATAAACCGATCTTCACCGAGGCGCAGCAAAAGGTCTTCGATGACGCAATAGGAAAGAAGGTATTCAAGCTCCGTGAAAAAGAGCGAGAAGCCGAGCAACTCCGAAAGCGGCTAGAGGAATTTGAGCAGCCACAAGCTCGGTTGCGGCCACAAGTGCCAGCTCTGCCTGACCCGTTCGCAGTCTCTGATGAGGAGTACAAGCGGCAGATCATGCACAGGGAGCAAGCTCTTATATCCGCTTCTGCCTATGACACCCAGATGCAAATGCTGAAGAATCAGCAGGCGCAGATGGCTCAGGAGGCAGAGCAAAAACAGCAGGAGATTCTGGTCGAGAAGGTTCAGAGCTACGCTCAGAGGGCTAAAACCCTTGGTGTGAAAGCAGAGGAGCTTCAAGCAGCAGGAGCGATTGTTGGTCAGTTTGGAATTGATGATTCGCTGGTGCAGTACATCCTTGAGGATGATCACGGCCCGTTAATCACCAAGTATCTATCCCAGAACGTCACTGAATTAGACGCACTGAGACATTTACATCCAACTATGGCCGCAGTCAGGATTGCTACGTTGATCAAGTCAAAAGCTGTCGCCCTGAAACCAAAATACACTAACGCTCCTGATCCAATCCGTAGACCCATGCCATCAAGCGCACAGGTCAAACCGAAAGGGCCGAAAGGAGCAACATTTGAATAGGTGAATTGAATGTCTAACAATCTTAATAGTAACGTAACCCGTAAAGTTGCCCGTGTGTTCCTCGATGCTTTCGAGAATTCACGGGTAATCACAAAGACTGTTGACACTCAGCTTCTGGCTGACAAGTTCAACCCGTCATCTGGTAGCACTGTAGACTTCAAACGTCCACACGACTACAACACCATCCGCACCTCTGGCGGTGACATCTCCTCCTCAACCAAGTCTTCCATCATTGCTGGTAAGGCAACTGGTACTGTCCAGAACTACTTCACTGCTGCTACTGATTGGGGCAACGTGGAAGAAGCTCTGCAACTTGACCAACTGGAAGACATTCTGGCTCCGATGGCTCGACGCATCGTGACTGACCTTGAACTGGACTTCGCATCCTTCATGCTGAAGAACTCTTCACTGCGCTACGGTACACACGGCACAGCAGTAGATGCTTGGTCTGACGTTGCAGGCGCTGGTGCGTTCATGGACTCCATCGGTATCAATCCGGCGAGCGAGCGTTACTACCTGATGAACCCCTTCACGGTAGCGACATTGGCAAGCGCACAATCAGGTCTCAACTCTGTTGACAGCCTGATTCGTACAGCGTGGGAAAATGCCCAGATTAGCACCAACTTCGGTGGTCTTCGTGCTCTGAGTGCAACTACTCTGGCGAGCTTCACTTCAAGCTCTGGCGCAGACCGTGCCGGTACTCTGAGTGCTGCACCCGATGCAACCTACGTCACTGCAAAGGACACAATGACCCAGACTCTGGCCGTCACTGCGTTCCAAGCAAACATGGTTGTGAAGGCTGGCGAACTGGTAACGATTGCAAGCGTCAACCGGTTGAACCAGTCAACCCGTCAAGCGATGGTCAGTGCTACCGGCACTAACGTAGCATGGACTGGTGTTGTGACTGCTGATGTGACTCTTGGCGCGTCTGGCGAGGGCAATCTGGTAGTGGCTGGCCCAGCGATCTACGAAGCAACTGGTCAGTACAACACTGTAACTGCTGCTCCGCAAAGCGGTGCGGTGATTACAATTGTTTCTGCCACTGCGACTCTGTACCAGCCTAACCTGTTCTACACTAAGCAGGCATTCGGCATGGGCACAGTCAAGCTGCCTAAGCTGTACAGCACTGACACTGTTGCGACTACTTCTGACGGTATGTCCATCCGTATCAGCAAGTACTCTGATGGTAACGCAAACTCACAGTCCA